GCTATCCGTAATAAAGTAGATGAATCCAAGGCTCAAGTTTCGATAGCCACTTAAGAGCTATCCAAAATCACGCATTTATCCTAAGGATCCCTTGCACTCTTTTTAAAAAAGGGGTATATCTCAACTATTATACAATTATTAATTTGATGTAGACGAGTATAATCGACGGCCTAAAGACTACATCATATAAATTAGGAGGATAACATGGGCATAACTACGTTTTCCGGTCCAATTAAAGCCGGAACACTCAAAGAAACAACTGGTACTACTTTAGGATCAGATGTTAAAAATACAGGTCAAGTGGTCATGGCTCAAACGAGCCTTATTGATTTATCAGGTGGCGCACTTGCTGCTGAAGCAACAACTGTTGTTATTCCAGCAAATTCTCAAATCATAGACATCGTTTTAGATGCTGTGGTTGCGTCAAGTGGTACAACAAATATTAGTATCGGCGATAGTGTTGGTGGAGCTGCAACTCTATTAAACACTTTTTCACTTACCTCTGCTGTTGGAAGACGTTATCCAACAACTGAAGCAGGTGGAACACTTGCTTGGTCAGACACGGGAACTGCGGATATAAAATTAACAGTAACAAACTCAGCTAGCACAAGTGCAGGCTCACTTAGATTTACTATTTTGTATCAACAAAATAATAACCTAAGCTAATAAAATAATGTGAGCTCCTTCGGGAGCTCACAATAATTAGGAGAAAAATATGAGTTATAGCGGAATGACAACGCCAGTAAAACAATTCTACACAGGAGCTAGTGCTAGATTAGCGACAGCAACCGGTGGTTCAACTTACCCAGATAAAATTGTAATGCTTAAAGGTGTTACAGTAAATCCAGGGGCAGCAAATTGTCAGGTCAAAATTTATGATGGCTCTACAACAGGTGGAACTTTAGTATATCAATTTACAGGTGGAACAGGTGCTGGAGATATGTATCAAGAATATATCGCAGCAACTGGAATTAAATGTAATACTGGTATATATATTGAATTAGTTGCAGCCGGCGGTGGAATCGGAGCAACAACTTCTGTACAAGTAATCTGGCAGTAGGGGGTCAAATATGGCGACGTCTAATACAGTCGATTTTGATTTATCGATTGAAGAATTAATTGAAGATGCTTTTGAACGATGCGGCGGTCAAGGTCGTTCAGGATACGATATTAAGAGCGCTAGACGTTCATTAAATATTTTATTGTCTGAATGGGGCAATAGAGGTTTGCATTTTTGGGAAGTAGCTAACGAAAGTGTTAAATTAAACGAAGGTCAAAACGTTTATAGAATATATAAGGACGCAACTGCTAGAAATAGTGTAACCACTAATCCTGCTAAAATAGGGGATAGTGCAGATTTTTTATACAATGCTACAGATATTTTAGAGGTAGTATATAGAAGTGCTTTAACTACTCCTACAGATGTATCAATGAGTAAAATTGATAGGTCTACTTATCAAGCATTAGCTAATAAAGATTCTAAAGGAACTCCTTCTCAATATTTCATTCAAAGATTCAGAGAATATACAGACATTACAATTTATTTAGCTCCAAGTTCAAGTACAAATAAATATTTAAATTTTTATTATATTAAAAGAATTCAAGATTCTGGAATCTATAAAAATAATCCAGATGCTCCGTATAGATTTTTACCAGCTATGACTTCAGGTTTAGCTTTTTATTTAAGTCAAAAAATTGCACCTGATAGAACACAAGCATTAAAATTATATTACGAAGATGAATTAGCAAGAGCTGTAGTTGAAGATGGATCACCTTCAAGTTCTTATATAACACCAAAAGCTTATTATCCAGCAGTTAGTTAATTATGCCAAAATTTGCCTCAGGAAAACATGCTATAGCAATTTCAGATAGAAGTGGTTTAAGATTTCCTTATCGTGAAATGGTTAAAGAATGGAATGGAATGTGGGTACATTATACAGAATATGAATCTAAACAACCACAATTGGAATTAGCAGTTATTGGTCCAGATGGAATTGGGTTAGAAAACCCTAGACCGGAACAAAGATCTGCACCTAAAACTCCAGTGATGCTTCCTGAAAATCCTTTTGAAACTTATTTAGCAGGTAATCCACAAGTTTGGACACACTCACCAAATCATCAAAGAAATAATTATACTACTGTTAGATTTAGAGGAACCCCTCAAGTTTCTTCAGTAACAAATAAATTTTCAAGTTGTAAAGATGTTGATGGAATTGCTGGTTCTTATATTTGTCAGGCAGCAGGTCATACAATTCTTGTTGGTAAAAGAGGAGAAGCTAGAAATACAACTTTAGTTGATGCTATTGATAATAGTCAAACTACCGGAATTAAATTAACTAATGCTACAGAATTTGAGTCAGTAACGACTACTAATTTTTTAAAACAATCTATATTAATAGGAACAGAGCTTATTCAATATACAACTATTGCTGATGATAATTCATTAGGACAAGTGAGCCCGGAGGCAACCGCTATTAATTCAAATGTTGTAACTAGAGGAGCTTATGGTACAACTAAAGCTACTCATTTAGCAGGAGCACTTGTTTACTTAATAGAAGATCCTACTAATTATTTTACCTTTGAAAAAATTGGAACTAATGCTACAGTCGGAGGAATTGAAGGAGGCGGATTTCCAGTTTCAGCTGGACCTGTTACTATTACACCATGACATATGATCAATTAGTTACAAAAATTAGAGATTATACAGAGGTAGATGATACTGTATTTACATCAATTATTGTAGATGGGTTTATAGAAGACGCTGAATTTAGGATCATGACAGATGTTGATTTAGATGTTTTCAGAAGAAATGATTACTCTACATTAACAGTAGGAAATGAATTTTTAACCCTTCCAACAGGTATTTTATTGATTAGATGGCTAGAAACATACAGTTCTAGCACTGGAGCTAGAACTACTTTAATGCAAAAAGACGTCTCTTTTATAGATGAATATACTGCTAATAGAACGACTACAGGCACCCCTATATTTTATGCCTATTGGAATGAAACAAAATTGTTATTGGGTCCAACACCAGACGTAGCCTTGAATGTTGAGTGCGCTTATGTTAAAAGACCTAACACAACAGATGGAACTAAACTAGATTCATCTAACACAACTACGTATTTAAGCATGAATGCTCCGAATGCGCTCTTGTATGCTTGTCTTGTCGAAGCATACTCTTTTCTAAAAGATAAAGACATGCTAGCAACATACGAAGGTCGTTACGCACAATCCTTAAGAGGATTAGGTATCGAACAACAAGGTAGAAGAAGAAGAGACGAATATGTGGACGGAGAAATTAGACAAAAACTAAGATCTGTTCCACCTAGTCCATAAAAATAATATAAGGAGATAAAAAATGGCAAATACGGTAATGACTAGTTTTAAATCAGAACTCCTTCAAGGTATTCACGACTTTGAAACCGGAGGAGGAGGAGATACATTTAAATTAGCTTTGTATACAAGTTCATATACAGGAAACGTTGCAGGAACTACAATTTACGAGACTGGTAATGAAGTACCCAACAGTGGAAGTTATGCCGCTGGTGGTGGAACTTTAGCTAACCAGGCAGTATCTACTGATGGTACAACTGCAATAATTTACTTTGATAACTTGTCTTTTACTACTGCTTCAATTAATGCAAGATATGCATTAATTTATAATAGTAGTGAATCACTCAAAGCAGTTTGTGTTTTAGATTTTAGTACAGACCAGATTTCCACTAGTGGGACATTTACAATTCAGTTCCCGGCATCTGGTGCAAGTACCTCTATTATTAGAGTAGCGTAGGAGATTAAATGGCTTTTAAAACCGATGATCGAGTAAAAGAAACCTCGACAACATCTGGTACAATTGATTTTGTATTAGCTGGTGCAGCTGATGGTTTCATAACTTTTAATGCTGGGGTTGGTAATACCAATACCACTTACTATACTATTGTCGGAGAAGATTATCCGGCTGAATGGGAAGTAGGAGTTGGTGTTTATACTAATGGAACAACTACACTATCAAGAGATACCGTAATTGGTAGTAGTAATGGTGGTTCCAAAACTGATTTTACGGCTGGAACAAAAATAGTTTTTGTTTCTTTACCATCAGAAAAAGCTTTAATGAAAGATAATTCTGGTGAAATAGTTTTTGGCGACGCTAGTGATCCTGGCTTAGCTACAAAAGGATTTGCTTTGGG